TCCAGACTGGCCGAGCGTGATGGCACCCGGATTGTTGGCACCATTGGATTGGGTGGCTCCAATCTGAGTCGCTGTCGCTGTGCCGTTGCCTTCGCGGAACAGCTTCGCGGTGATGGTGCCCGTCGCGCTCGACTTGGTAAGGCTCACAGTCCACCCACTGATCGTCGCTCCGATCTTCACGGTCAGTGGTAGACCGCTCGGGTTGGTGCTGGTGCTGAGCTGCAGTGTAGGTCCTCCGGCGCCACCGGCTACGGGGGGGTTCAGCGTTGTGCCAGCGCCCGGAACACATAGCGCTATGTTGTACAGGTCGGTTGTGCGCGTGAATGCTAGCTGTCCAGTGCTGTCGACCGTCACGCATGCTGCGGTCGCCGGCAATGCCCCTGGCATCGTCACGGCGAACGTATTGGCGAGCCCGGCCGGAGCCTTCAGCGAGATGTTGTTGCTCGGCACGGGCGTCGCGCCCACGGCCTTGAACTCGAACAGGCTGATGTCCGCGCTGCGCAGCTTCGCATACTGGCGGACCGCGGATCCCACCTGCTGCTGGAACCAGTACGCGTCGGTCGCATCGTCGAAGATCTCCAGCGCCTGCACGATGCCGTAGTCGCCACCGATCCCGCCGGTGAAGGCGTTGATGTTCATCACGCCGCCGCTCGTGAACTGGATGTTCGTGGGGCCCACGACCGTGCGGTAGTAGAGCTCATTGGCGACGAGGCCGCCGGTGCCATCGCTCACGAAGAAGGCGCCAGCGAATCCGGCCATCGCGGCGACCGGCGAGGGGAAGAAGTCGATCGCCTTCAGGTCGGTGATCGCGTGCTTGCCGCCGCCCGCGTCGATGAACGAGATATCGGCGTCGAACGCGAGCTGAGAGATGGAGACCTTGGCGCCATTCCCATTTGCGTGATTATGTCCATCCACCACGACGCGGATCGCGGTGTCCATGATCGGAGCCCACTGGTTGGCGTCGTCGTTGTCGGTGGGCCAGATGATGCCCATGTTCGGGCTGGGTGCTTGTGGCATCGTCGTGCTCCTTCAGCTGTACGCCTCGATGGACCCGCCGCCAGCAGCACCAGCGCCACCGGCGAAGCCCACCGCGTTGATCGCGACCGCGCCCGAGCCCCCGCCGCCAATCCCCGACGGGTCGCCGGGGTTGCCAGCCCCAGCCGCGCCGATCACCGGCGGGCCGCCCGCCCCGAGGTCGGTGCCGCCGCCGACTCCGCCCTCCAGCCCGGCCGTGGTCAAGGCCAGAACGCGCCCGGGGCCGGCCCGGCCGAAGCTCGCGAACCCGCCTGGTGAGGTTCCGCCCGCAGCGACCGGGACCTGCGTCGCCATCACCGCGCCGGCGCCGGTCGAGCCGATGCCGCCGGTGCCGCCCTTCGCGGTATAGGTCGTGCCGTTGATCGTGATGATGCTGTCCGAGCCGGCCGCGCCGTTCCCGCCCCCGCTGCTGCCCCCGCCCCCCGCCGCCGCGATGACGTTCCAGCTGTAGGCCAGGGTCGTGAAGGGCACGCCTGGTGTGCCGATCCAGAGGTCCAGGATCCAGCCGCTGTTCGCGCCGCTGCCGACCGCGGACCCGTTGACCGCGCCGCCGCCGCCGCCGCCCTGGCCGACCAGGACGAGGTGGACGATGCAGGTCCCAGCCGGCAGGGTGCCCGATGCGGCGCCGGTGAGGATGATCGGCGCGGCCAGCAGCCGGCCCGGTGTCACGGCGGCGACCGCGTCCTGCGTCGCCGTGATGGTCTTCTGCACCTGCTGCGTCGTCGTCGAAACCGCATCGAGCGCGCGCTGCACCGTGGTCCCAGCCGGGTCCGCACCGGCGCGCGGCAGGTGCATCGCGTGGCCAGGTGCCGGCCGCTGGGGCTTCTGCGCCGGCATCAGGTCCAGTCATCATCCCAGCCGAGCGCGATGGGGTCGCGTCGCGGCCCGGCGGGGTCGAGGTAGAGGGGCTCCCCGGCATCGCGGTTCCCGGCGTCGGTGCGCAGCCCGGCGATCGCCTCGCCGATCTTCTTGTCGCCCGGGCTCGGGTCGAGCTCGGACCGGAACAGCGACTCGCGGTACGCGTACGCGACGACGAGCAGCTCCTCGCTCGGCACATCGAAGGTCAGCGCCGCAGGGTCCGCCGTGCTCACGAACTGCGGGGCGAGCGGGATGTAGTAGATGCGCCCGGTCGCGGCCGGCGGCACGGGCACGAAACGGAGGTTCGCGCCCTGCATCCGATACCGGAGCCTGGATACCGTGGTCGATGGGACCGCGCTCCAGCGGTGTGCCGCCGCGATGTCATGCGGCGGGCAGGGCCGGAACCGCACGCCGTCGGAGCTCACGTCGAGGTGACGGAGCTCGAAGAAGTTGGGGGCGATCGTCGCCAGCGCATACGTGTCCATGCCGGCGACGATCGCAAAGTCCGCCTGGAGGGTGTAGTAGTCCCGCCAGGCGTTGACCATCGCCCGGTAGCCCTCGATCAGCCCGTAGTTGATCGCCTGGAGCAGCACCGCGGGGGTGATGTCTGAGCTGCCCTCCCACCCGCCGAGCTGTTGCACGGCAAGCGAGAGCTGAGCGAAGGTCCGGGTATAGGCCATGGTCTGATCTTTTTCGGATCGCTAGTAGGTCGGCTTCACCTTCTGGCCGTCAATGACGAACACCGCGAAATCGGTGGTGGCCAGATCGGTCGCCGCGCCGGCGCTGCTGAATGTGAGAAAGCTGATCACACCCGTGGTCGGGTTGTAATCGACGATCGACCCCCACTTCCCATTTGTGCCGGCGACCTGGATATCCATGGCGACGATCACTGGCAGGAAGTCGCGGAGCTTCGCCGTGTAGACCCCGGCGCCACTCCGGGTGATGTCGGTCGCCACCAGCGAGATGAAGTTGTTACTCGCATGCATGAAGCTGATGAACGATGTCGACGAGAACGTGGTCGGCGCGCGGATCGGCGCCGCCGCGCCTTGGCCCTGAATCTTCGCATAGAACCGGATCGATTCCGGCGTCATCGAGAATGCGAGGTTTTCGCTCTGGTTCATGGCATTACCTCACGGCAGGATGATCACGCAGTTGAAGCCAGGGGCCTTGCAACTGAAGTTGTAGTATTCTCCCACGCGCGCCTCATACGCGTCCGCGCCCTCGCTGACCTTGATGATCGAGCCCGCGCGCTTCTGGAGGAAGTTCGGCGCCGGTCCAGCGCTGAACATGCACCACGAGCTCCAGGTAAGCACATAGATGCGCTTGAGCGGGCAGCATCGATCGGTGTAGAGCGTCAGGTCCTTGCCGTTGAGGTTGACGCTGAAGCCCTTGTAGCCGATGGTGGCCATCTTCACGCCGTCATAGCCGACCGCCGAGGTCGTGATCCATTTGCCTTCCATCTGCTTGGTCAGGGTCCCGAACTGGACCGGGTTGAGCCAGACCACGTCGGGGTCACCGCCGATGTTGTCAACGAGCGCTACGGCATCGACCAGCAGGTTGGCGATGCTCTGGCCTGCCGTTCCGGTGATGCGCACGCCGCCCAGGAACTCGGTCTCCGAGGTCCGGTCCACGCCGAAAAACAGCGTCGAGGTCGGCGCGGTGTCAGGCACCCAGTCGGCGAGACCGGACGCCGAGGTGAACGCACCTGCGTTCGAGCCGTCGCCGTTGAGGTAGAGGAAGTCCGTGTTGACGAGCGCGGCGATACCAGCGGTCCCGTTGCCGGTCAGGACCAGCGCGCCGGTCGCGCGGGTCACCGACTGGATCACGATGGTGCCGGCGCGCAACGCGGAACCGAGCGTGGCCGAGGCCTGCAGGGTCTCTCCGGCGCGCACGCCCCACACGCTCGCGATGTCGAGGAACGTGATGTTCGGCGTGGCCACGTTCGAGACGCCATCGATCTGTCCCACCTCGCCATTGCCAGTGCGGAAGAAGCGGAAATTCATATAATTTCCTTCCGCTTCAATCGCATTGTCAAATTCATCGAATGCGCTCTCGAACGCGTCTTCGTCGCCGGTCGCGGTCGCCTCGATGGCCTGGTTGTCGACGCGCGCGAGCCGGTAGTGCGCGGTCCGCTTCACCGCGAAGGCCTTGTAAGCGGAGGTGTTGTTATTCGCGTTGGTGACGGCGATCGAGAACGTCGTCGAGCCGCCACCCGGCAGCGCGGTCATGATCGGCTGTACCCATTCACGGCCACCGGCGTTGGTCTTCTTCTGGCTCTTCGCGAGCATCCCGGTGGCTTTGTTCTTCTGCATCGCCATGCGGGCGAGCTCGAAGGGGCTGTAGTGCTCCTTGATCACCGGGTCGAGTACGGTCAGGTCAGTCGTAGACATCGGTCAGGTCCTTGGTCAGGTGTTGGGTTGCTCCCCTGCTCGGGCTCGCAGCTTCGCGAACGTCGCGGCCCTGGCCGATCGCCGGTCTGGCAGGTCGGATGGGTCGCGCGCGGGCTGCGCTGGCTCTGGCTTCGCTGCGGGCGTCGGTGCTGGACCTGGTGCACCACCTGGTGACGCGGCTGCTGCGGGGGCTGGAGCCGCGGCTTTCGCGGCGGCGGGCTGCGCCGGTGCGGGCTTGGCCGCGGGCGCGAGCAGGGACTGAAAGCGCGAGGCGCGCTTGGTGAGCGCCTCGGCCTTGTCGCGGTAGTACTTCTCAGCGAACTGCGTCGCCGTGGTGAGGTTCGGGCGCAGCTCGGCGGGGACCGGCTTGCCCGGGTTGGCGCCAGCCCAGGCCTCGGCCTGCTTGCGCTGCTCCTTCATGACCTCGTAGACGACCACCGCGGGATGCGCGCCCTCGGTCAGATCGGCATCGTGCAGGAAGGGGAAGCTCGCTGCGGCAGGCGCGATCCGCTCGCCGATCTGCGAGACGTACGCGGCTTCCTGCTGCGCCGCGGTCTGCTTGGCGCGCGCGGTCTCGGCGTCCTTGGCCTGCTGCGCCTCGCGATCCTTGAGCGCGCGCTCGCGCTTATCGACGTCGCGGGCGTAGCTCGCCACGACGCGGGTCGCGCGCCGGCTCTGCATGCCGTTGATGTGCTCGTCCGGGACCCCGATGCCGAGGCCCTTCGAGCTCGCGCTCATGTCCGTGATCAGATCGGCGACGGCCGTCTTGAGCTCGCCCGGATCGGTGATGCCGTAGGTGTCGGCGAGCCAGCCGATCACCGCCTCGCCGGGCTTCTCGACCAGCGCACGCCGATCGGGCAGCAGCTTCTCGCGCTCGGCGAGCGCCGCCTCGCGGGCGGCGAGGGCCTGCTCGCGCTCGGCAT